ATTTTTTTCATTATATTTCCTTACATCAGGCAATTCCATCATCAAGTTCTCAACGTCATCCATACTTGGAATGTAATATGAGCCAAAGTATTGATCTATACTAATTCTTGTATTGTCTGGTGTAATAAGATAGTGCCACATTTTCTTGTTGTGACCATCACATTCTGTTTCGCAATCCCCAAAATATTTCCAGCCACTTTCCATACCTTTATAGAGTGGCGCTATTGTGTATTTTAAATCTCTCATTACACTTTCCACCCCTTACCAAAATCTGTATTGTCGAACACTGGCTCTGCAAATTTGTCTGTCTCTATGGTTTGATTACTATCTGCGAGCCCATTCTGTTCCTCTAGTGTAACATCAAACAATCTCATTTTTGCACGATCAATGCCGATCACGAATCTCTTATTGCTAGTTGGATCATTATAGCGATTCTTTAACTGTTTAACTGCAATCTGGTTAAGAGCATCAAGTTCCTCATTACTGATAAGAGCGAACATAAGGTCAGCGGTGGCAGGAAGTCCAAACGATTCGGCAGTGTCCTCTAGTCCTACATCACTATTACTGAACCCTGATCGAGTCGTCTGCGTTGCGCTCATGATAGGCACATTAGTCTCAACTGCAAGTCCTCGTAGTTCCTCTGCAATTGATTTGATCATAGTATAAGAGTTGATGTTGGCTGCACCCTTGAAGCGTGAAGATCCACATATGTTAAGGTAATCAATAAAGATGATGTCTGGTTTAAAGCTCTTCTTAATCGCAAGTTCCTTAATCAGACCCCTAAAGTGAGCTGAATGTGCTGAGGCAGTCGGATATTCCTTCACAATAAGTGTTCCTGTGGTATTCTTGTTAATGAAATCTATCTTGCTATCAAACATCTGCTTGGGAAGGTCATGCAAGTCTTCCATCGATACACCCATTAGATTTGCATCTATACGTTCTGCAATGCGTTCCTCTGCCATCTCTAGTGTGATATAGAGTACATTCTTACCCTGAGATAAGCAGTTTGCAGCCATATGACACATAAACAATGACTTACCAACACCTGTACCAGCAAGAGCAATATTCAGAGTCTTGGGCGGTAATCCACCCTTGGTAATACGATTAAAGAAATCCAAATCAAATGGTATCTTCTTTTCTACTGTATGATAATATTCAAATCGTGATTGTGCATCTTCCAAATAATCATGGCCCACACTATTATCAAAACCTACAGCAAGTGCCTCTGTGAGTATGCTAGGAATTGCACCCGCATCTCTACTTTTATCTTTGCCATCAATGATTGATATACCCTCGACAATCGCATTGTATACTGCCCGATCCTTACAAAACTTCTCTGTCGTATCTACGAGCCAATCAAAGTCAACATCAGTAGATTCAAGAGTTTTGATGACCTCTACAACTTTACTATACTCATGCTCATTCAAGTCCTTACGGCCTTGAACCTCTATCTCTAGAGAAGTTTGCGTTGGTATCTTGTTGTACTTCTCTACAAACTTTGCGATCTCTTCAAATACAGTTCTTTCTGTCTTATCTGAAAAGTAATCGCCTTTAATAAATGGTAGAACCTTCCTTGCATATAGTTCGTTTGTTACGAGCTGAGTTAGTGCTGTTCGTTCAATCGTCTGCATATTCAAGGTTATCTTTCTCCAGCTGTTCGTCTAGGATTGATACAAGAATGTCACCAATAGTGGTGGTAAATTCTTCTGTTTCTTTTAGAGATTCATCTGTGTGGCTATTAAACTCTACAATAGTGTATTTAAATACGAGAGGCATATTACCATCTTCATTCTCTTCTTTTGGTACTGATACCTTACCATATTGATATATGACTCCATTGTACTTACCACTGTCGATAAGTATGGAAGCCCACTTGTCACCTTCACGGGACACAAATTTATATTTTTCTGTCATGGAAACCCTTTCTGATTATAAGATACAGTATATCAAGATAGGGATGAATTGTCAATACCCATTACCCAATTTTCTGCTGCATCTTCTGCATAAATTTTAGAATTGGGTCTGGTGGTGTGCCATTCTTTTGTTGTATTATTTAATTTTTCTTTCTTCGTAATGAACTCTACAACATACTCTTGTCTAAATTCTTGAGAGATGGAGCTCCATCTCTCTTCAAGATACACATTTGCTTCACGATTTGCAAACTCATCATCACCATAATATTCGCTTAATAATTTCATTATATATTCTCCGTTTTCTCCATAATATTACCTACATAACAATTACCAGCGTCTGCTTTATAATCTAGCATAACCATTGGTAACATTCTTCTACAGTCTACTTCATTGTCAATACCGTACAATTTTGTAGCGTCTACTGACAACGTAAATCCTGCTAAAAAAACTAGTTCTATTATAAAAGTCATACTATTCTACTATTGTTATAAATTCTCTATTCTTTAGATGTTCTTCTGCTATGTCATCTTTAGATTGGCCCATATATCGAACTGCATGGTGTTTTTCAATCATATATTCGTTTATACTTTTGTCTGCAAAATCAGTTGTTCTCCATAGTTCACCTAGAATACGGCCAAACTTACCTGTAGCATCATCTTTATGAGTCTTGAGTAGAATACCACCCTCATCATTTAACATACCAGTAAGATAATCCTTTGCAGCATAACCATATTTCTTCTCTTCTAAATCTCTTGTTCTCGATTCTGGTGTGTCGATACCAAACATACGAACACGCTCTTTACGCATCCATACGCCAAATCCTAAATCTATATCTACATCCACAGTATCACCATCAATTATTCTAACCACAGTACATTTATATTCATGCATCTTATTTTCCTAAAAATGGATTCACTAGTTTATCTGAATCTCCTATTTCTTCTTCAACATACGTTTTACCGTTTTTACAACTGGGCAAGCCTAAAATATTCCATTCGTATTCTATACAATTCTTCTTCAGAAGATATTCTTCGTATTCGTTCTTAGTCATACAAGCGTTTTCACCCTCTAAAATTCTTGCCCACTGGCACTCTCTATCAGTCACCCCCCCGACAATATGTTCACTAGAACTTTTTCCCGTTTTCTCTGATAATACCAAGTCTCCTGCTGTTAAAGCTGTTGATAATTGCCAAGGTAGGAAAAAGGCGCAAGATGTTGTCATTCCAAGTGACATTAACATTGCAATTATAGTTGGGAATTTGTTCATACTGCTGTGTCCAAGACTCTGTTAACCTAAATTGATTCATAATTAAACTCCGAAACTTTCTCCACAACCACAAGAACTCTTTGAAGTTGGATTTTTTACTGATAGAAAACTACCACCCAGCTCTGTAACATAGTCAACCTCACTACCCAATAGATACATTTCAGCAAGTGGATCAACAACTAAAAGACCCTCTATAGGATCACTCCAATCTACAGGTTTAGAGGCAATACCAACTTCTCCTGTCAAGCCCCAAACGTATTGAAAACCAGAACAACCCCCACCTTTTACGGAGAGAGTTACATATTGGCCTTTGTCCTTGGACACGATTGAAAGATAATCTTTAGCAGTTTGTGTTAATGTTACCATATTACTATTTAGTTTAATCGATTACCCTGCCTCAACAGTTGTGCAAGAATATTATTCCAAAATTGTTTTGACCAATCACTTTCAGACTTGTCCAGTGCAATTTTTGCTTTATCTATCCTAATCATTAGCATATCTACCATTATTTCTCTCCCGATAAACATTTACTTCTTTGGTCATAATACGGTTGGCAATTAATAGTTGCCCCAGTACTGCAAATTTCTTTCATGTCAAGTAGTTCAGCCATACAACTTTTAAATTTAGGACTGTTTTCTTTAATTTCTTGTAAACGAACAATATTTTTGAAGAACTCTTGAATCATGGTTTTCACATTAGCAGTTTCATCCCCTTTAGGGACACACAAAGTCTTTATTGTGGCATCCTGTTTCATAATGGCCGTTCTTGCTTTTAAACAAGAGTCCATATCTGGCATTTCTGTGTTGATACCTAGACTTGTAATTATTAATAGTGCTTTAAACATTTAACCTCTCCTCATGTTAGCTATAGATATAGCATCTTCTTTTCTACGAATAGGCACTGCATTAGACTTGTGCATCTGTCCAATACCTATGATTTCGGTTCCTGTGTATACCTTCTCAGGTATCTTTACACATAGTTCCCATTTAGTGGTGCCGCCGAAAGGATTCGAACCCTCGACCCTCTGATTACAAATCAGATGCTCTACCGACTGAGCTACAGCGGCGGTTTGGTGGAGATGATCGGGATCGAACCGACTACCTGAAGCTTGCAAAGCTACCGCTCTCCCAGTTGAGCTACATCCCCTCATCTTTTTAAGAAACTTTTCATGTTCACTCTCTGCTTTTAAGAGAGACTTGGGTTTCTTGTTTTTTTTGCGCTTACGAGTACTGGTTGTACTAAAATAAACTGGTAATAAATGCATAGTCATATTATGCGGAACGCTCTAAACATACGCTAGTACAGCCCAAGTTATTATTTGCAATAAACTCTCTGCGGCGGCGAATATTCGTTATTCTAGTCTTTCTAATTTTACTTATAGATGACTTAAAATACTTGCTGTTTGGGTTACCATAGACGATCTTTGGACCAAGACCAGCAACACCGTTAGTACCACTTTTATAAACAACAAATTTTTTATTTTTAAACACCTTTGTATTAGGATCATCATAAAAAGTTTCAATAATATCTATTAATGATCTAGTTGGAATACTATTTATTTTCATTATGCAGTTTCCTTTATTGCAAGTTGTTCAGTCAGATCACGTACAGCGTACATCAATCCTCTTACGTCCTCAGATAACTGTTCTATCTGCAAACTATTACATTTAATCTCTTCGATCAATTCTTCTTTAGTTTTCAATTGATACAGCCTCCAAAAAATTATAACCAAACTTAGAACGACTTTCAGAAGAGGTCAAATCAACCTCACATAA